GGGCGCGGTGCCCGGGCTTTACGTCAGCCTCGGGCCGGAAATCGCCCGCGATCAGGCCGACAAGGGCGGCGACGGTGCCGTGCACGACTTCGCGGTTCGGGTGATCTCGGACGGAGCGGGTTTCGGCGCCGCGAAGGCGCTGGCGGTGGCCATCTCGGATGCGCTGGACGCTGCGCCGCTCGATCTGTCGCGCGGCCATCTGATCAGCTTGCGGTTCCGTCGCGCCAGCGCGCGGCGGGCGGGTGCGGCGCGCGAGATCGACCTTTGGTTTCGGGCGCGCATCGACCTCGGTGCCGTCTGAAGACTGTCCTTCACATATTCCCAGAACCGGAGAACCAAGATGCCTGCCCAAAGTGGAAAGGACCTTCTTATCAAGGTCGATATGGACGGCGCCGGTCTTTTTCAGACGGTGGCTGGCCTGCGCGCCACGCGCCTGTCATTCAACGCCGAGCCGGTCGACGTGACGACCCTGGAATCCACCGGCGGCTGGCGCGAGCTTCTGGCCGGTGCCGGGGTCAAGTCGGCGGCGATCTCGGGCTCGGGCATCTTTCGCGACGAGGCGACGGACGCGCGTGCCAGGTCGATCTTCTGGGCCGGCGATACGCCGAATTTCCAGGTGGTCATTCCCGATTTCGGCATCGTCGAGGGCGCGTTCCAGATCACGTCGATCGAATATTCGGGCTCGCATGACGGCGAGGCGACCTACGAGCTGTCGATGGCCTCGGCCGGCGCGCTCAGCTTCACGGCGGTCTGAGCCATGGCCAATCCCTGGGCAGGAGAGGTGGCGCTGGTCGTCGACGGGGAGCGGCGGGTCGCGAAGCTGACGCTGGGGGCCCTGGCCGAGTTGGAGGACCAGATGGGCGCGGGCAGCCTCGCCGATCTGGTCGCGCGCTTCGAGAGCGACGCACTGAAGGCGAGGGACGTGTTGGCGCTCGTGGCCGCGGGGTTGCGGGGCGGCGGCTGGACGGGTTCCGTGCGCGACCTGATGACCGCCGAGATCGAGGGCGGCGTACTGGAGGCCGCGCGGGTCGCCGCGTTGCTGCTGGCACGCGCGTTCCGGGTGCCGGGATGATCGGCAACACGGGCGGCGGGCGACCTGGCTTCGACTGGGCCGCCTTGATGCGCGTCGGGCTCGGCGAGCTGGGCCTCGCGCCGGAGGTTTTCTGGCGGCTGAGCCCGGCGGAGTTTCTGATGCTTCTGGGCGGTGCGGGCCCCGCGCCGATGGGCCGAAGCGCCTTCGAGGCGCTCGCCGCGCGCTTCCCCGACGGCAATGACAGGACGAAGGGAGATGCCCCATGAGGGACGACGATCAGGAAGCCGACCGCCTTGGCGGCGAGCTTGGCGATCTCGAGACGGCGCTGTCCAACGCCTCGCAGATGACCGCGACGTTCCAGGCGGAACTGCAATCGCTGCAGGGCACGATGCTTTACACCGGGCGCGAGGTCAGTTCCATGAGCCGCTCGCTCGGCAGCGGGCTGAGGCGGGCTTTCGACGGGGTCGTCTTCGACGGCATGCGCCTGTCGGATGCCCTCAAGAACGTGGCGCGCAGCATGGTGGACACCGCCTACAACACCGCGATGCGACCGGTGCAGAATGCCATCGGAACCTCGATCATGGGCGGCGTGAATTCCATGCTTTCGGGCCTTCTGCCGTTCCAGCAGGGCGGCGTCATCAGCCAGGGCCGCGTCACGCCCTTCGCGCGCGGCGGTGGGGTGCGCGGTCCCACGACCTTTCCGATGCGGGGCGGCACCGGGCTCATGGGCGAGGCGGGCCCCGAGGCGATCCTGCCCTTGCAGCGCGGGGCGGACGGCCGCCTTGGCGTCTCGGGCGCGGGCGGCGCGTCCACGGTCAACGTGACGATGAACATCTCGACGCCCGACGTGCAGGGCTTCCGCCGCAGCCAGAGCCAGATCGCCGCCGAAATGGGACGCGCGCTGGCCCGTGGACAGCGCAACCGCTAGATCAGGGAGAACAGGAGCCATGAGCTTTCACGAGGTCCGGTTCCCGGCCAATCTGAGCCTCGGCTCGGTGGGCGGGCCCGAACGGCGCACCGAGGTGGTGACGCTGTCGAACGGCTACGAGGAGCGGAACACGCCCTGGGCCCATTCGCGCCACCGCTACGACGCGGGCGCGGGTATGCGCTCGCTCGACGACGTGGCGGAACTGGTGGCCTTCTTCGAGGCCCGGAGCGGCATGCTGCACGGCTTCCGCTGGAAGGACTGGGCCGATTGGAAAAGCTGCGCGCCCTCGGGCACGCCCGCCTTCGACGACCAACGGATCGGTACGGGCGACGGCGCCACGGTGATCTTCCAGCTCAGCAAGCGCTATGCCTCGGGCGCGGACGCCTACGACCGGCCCATCGTGAAGCCCGTGTCGGGCACCGTTCTGGCCGGGGCCGGCGGCGGCGAGCGGGTCGCGGGCGCGGAGTTCGACGTCGACCTGGCAACGGGACGTGTCACCTTCGCCACGCCGCCCGCGCCGGGCGAAGCCGTGACCGCGGGCTTCGAATTCGACGTTCCGGTGCGCTTCGACACCGACACGATCCAGGTCTCGGTCGCCGCCTTTCATGCCGGCGAGGTCCCGTCGGTGCCGATCGTGGAGCTTCGGCTATGAGCGCCGCGGCTCTCGACGCGCATCTGGCCACGGGCGCGACCGAGGTCGCGCGCTGCTGGAAGCTGACGCGCAACGATGGCGTCGTGCTGGGCTTCACCGATCACGACCGGGATCTCGTCTTCGACGGTGTCACGTTCTGCGCGGGCACCGGGCTGAGTGCTGCGGCGCTCAGCCAGACCACGGGTCTTGCGGTCGACAATACCGAGGCCGCGGGCGCCCTGACCGCCGCGGCCATCTGCGAGAGCGACATCGTCGCCGGCCGTCTTGACGGCGCGGAGGTCGAGGCCTGGCTGGTGCAGTGGTCGGCGCCCGAGAACCGTGTCCTGCAGTTCCGCGGCAGCATCGGTGAGGTGACGCGCGCGGGCGGGGCCTTCACCGCCGAGTTGCGCGGGCTGTCGGAGGTGCTGAACGTGCCGCGAGGCCGGGTCTATCAGAAGCGCTGCACGGCGCAGCTTGGCGACGCGGTCTGCGGGGTGGATCTTTCCGCGCCGGCTTTCTCGGTGGAGGCGCCGATCCTCTACATGGAAGACCAGCGCGTCTTCGAACTCGACACCGCCGGAAGCTACGAGGCCCGCTGGTTCGAGCGGGGCGTTCTGACCGTGCTCGACGGCGCGGCCGCAGGACTGTCGGGTGCGATCAAGCGCGACCGGCCGCAGCAGACGGGTCTGCGGCGCGTCGAGCTTTGGGACCGCCTGCGCGGTGCGGTCGGCCCGGGCGACCGGGTTCGCCTCGTGGCGGGCTGCGACAAGCGCATGGACACCTGCCGGAGCAAGTTCGCCAACATCGTGAATTATTCCGGGTTTCCCGACATTCCCGGCGAGGACTGGCTGATGACGCACCCCACCCGCATGTCGATCCGCGACGGGAGCAGCCGTCGATGAGCCGTCCCGCCCGCCCCGAAATCGTCGCCGCGGCGCGGACCTGGCTCGGCACGCCCTACCGGCATCAGGCGCGCTGTCGCGGTGCCGGCTGCGACTGTCTGGGGCTGATCCTCGGCGTGTGGGAGGACTGCATCGGCCCCTTGCCCGACCTGCCGCCCGCCTATACCGCCGACTGGTCCGAGGCCTCGGGGCAGGAGCGGCTCTGGGAGGCGGCGCGTCGGCACCTCGTGCCCGTTCCCCTGGCCGATGCCGCGCCGGGCGATGTCCTGCTGTTCCGGATGCGCGGCGGCGCGGTCGCCAAGCATCTCGGCGTGCAGGCCGGGATCGGGCCGGACGCCAGCTTCATCCATGCCTATTCCAGGCGCGGCGTCGTCGAAAGCCGCCTGACGTCCCCCTGGGCGCGGCGCGTGGTGGCGCGTTTCGCTTTTCCTGAAGGATACTGACCCATGGCAACACTGCTTCTGTCCGCGGCCGGCGCCGCGCTGGGCTCGGCTTCCGGGATTTCCGCCTTCGGCCTTTCGGGCATGGTGCTCGGCCGTGCGGTCGGCGCCACGCTCGGCCGCGTGATCGACCAGCGCATTCTGGGCGCAGCCGCGGGCTCGGGCTCGGAGCCGGTGGAATACGGCCGGCTCGAACGGTTCCGCTTCACGGGCGCGGGCGATGGCGCCCCCGTGGCCGAGCTTTATGGCCGCATGCGGCTGGGCGGCCAGGTGATCTGGTCCACCAATTTCGTGGAAAACGTTTCGGTCTCGGGCGGCGAAAGCGGCGGCGGCAAGGGCGCGCCACCTCGCCCGGCCTCGCCCGAGGTGCGCGAATACTCCTACACCGTCAGCCTGGCCGTCGCGCTTTGTGAAGGCGAGATTTCCCGTGTCGGCCGGATCTGGGCCGATGGGACCGAGATCGACCGCCAGACGGTGAACATGCGGCTTTACAAGGGCCGACGCGATCAATTGCCCGATCCGCTGATCGAGGCGGTCGAGGGCGCGGGCCAGGTGCCCGCCTATCGCGGCACGGCCTATGTCGTGTTCGAGGATCTCGACCTGACACCGTTCGGCAACCGCGTGCCGCAATTCTCGTTCGAGGTGGTGCGTCCCGCACGCCCGCCGGCAGGCAGCGGCCTGTTGCCGGCGCCCACGCAGATGCTGCGCTCGGTCGCGCTGATCCCCGGCACCGGGGAATATGCGCTTGCGACCGAGCCCGTGCATTACGCAGGGGCGCTCGGCTCGGCTGGCTCGGCCAATGTGAGCGCCGAGGGCGGGCTGACCGATTTCGCGCAATCGTTGGAAACCCTGCGCGACACGCTGCCGGGCCTTGCCTCCGTCTCCATCATCTATTGCTGGTTCGGCGATGACCTGCGCGCGGGCCAATGCAAGTGCGAGCCCAAGGTCGAGGATGCCTCTCGCGATGGCGTGGGCCAGCCCTGGCGCATCGCGCAGATGCCGCGCAGCGCGGCCCGCGAGATCGCGAAGAACGCCGAGGGTCGGCCCGTCTATGGCGGCACGCCGGGCGATATCAGCGTGATCCAGGCGATCCAGGCGATCCGCGCTGGCGGCCAGGAGGTGATGTTCTATCCCCTTCAGCTGATGGAAATCCTGCCGGGCAACGGCAAGCCAGACCCCTGGGGCGGGTCCGAGCAGGCTGCCTTTCCATGGCGCGGGCGCATCACGGCCGAGATCGCGCCGGGCCGGCCCGGCAGCCCCGACGGCACCGCCAGCAACCGCGCCGCGGTCGAGACATTCTTCGGCACGGTTACCGCGGCCGATTTCAACGTTGCGCCGGGCGCGGTCACCTATAATGGCCCCGACGAGTGGAGCTATTCGCGCTACATTCTGCACTCGGCCGCGCTATGCGCCGCGGCAGGCGGGGTCGACGCCTTCTGCATCGGCTCGGAACTGCGCGGGCTGACGCAGATGCGCGACGATCTGGGCTTTCCCTTCGTCGAGCGGCTGGTCTGGCTGGCGGCGCAGGTGCGCAGCCTCCTGCCCGACGCGGACCTCACCTACGCCGCCGACTGGTCGGAATATTTCGGCTACCAGCCTGCCGACGGGTCCGGTGACGTGTTCTTCCATCTCGACCCCGTCTGGGCCGATGGCAATATCGATTTCATCGGCATCGACAACTACATGCCGCTCTCGGACTGGCGCGACGGCACCGATCACGCCGATGCGGCCTGGCCTGCGGTACACGATCTGACCTACCTGCATGCCAATATCGAGGGCGGCGAGGGCTGGGACTGGTATTATGCCAGCGAAGAGGATCGCGCGGCGCAGATCCGCACGCCAATCACCGATGGCGCGGGCGGCACGCCCTGGATCTATCGCTACAAGGGCCTGCGTGACTGGTGGTCGAACCCGCATTTCGACCGGCAGGGCGGGACGATCAGCCCCGTGGCCAGCCCCTGGGTGCCCCAGTCCAAACCCATCCGCTTCACCGAGTTCGGCTGCGCCTCCATCGACAAGGGCACGAACCAGCCCAACAAGTTCCTCGACCCCAAAAGTTCCGAAAGCGCGGCGCCCTATTTTTCGACCGGCCAGCGGGACGACGCGATCCAGTCGCAATATCTGCGCGCGGTGCTGTCTTACTGGCTGGCACCTGGCCGGAACCCGGTCTCGAACGTCTACGGCGGGCCGATGCTCGACATGGCGCGGGCTCACGCCTGGGCCTGGGACGCACGCAGCTGGCCAGTCTTTCCCCATGACCTCGAGCGCTGGAGTGACGGCACGAACTGGTTTTACGGCCACTGGCTGACCGGGCGGATGGACGGGGTGCCGCTGGATCTGCTGGTGGCGGAGATCTGCGAACGCGCGGGCCTCAAGTATTACGACGTCTCGCGGCTTCATGGTTTGGTGCGCGGCCACGTGATGGGCCAGACCGAAAGCGCGCGCGCCGCGTTGCAGCCACTGATGCTGGCCTACGGCTTCCACGCGGTCGAGCGCGAGGGCAAGCTGGTTTTCCTGCCGCTGCCGAAAACCCCGGTGACCACCGTGACCGAGCCGCTCTGCGCGCTGAACGAGGATGGCGGCTCGGGCATGACCTGCAGCCGCGCCGCGCGTGCCGAGACGATCGGGCGGCTTCGCGTGGGCTTTTCCGACGGTGAGGCGAGTTACGACGCGCGGGTGTCCGAGGCGGTGCATCCCGGCGACGCCTCGGCCAATGTCTCGGAGCTTGACCTGCCGCTTGGTCTGATTTCCTCGGAGGCGCTGGCCATCGCCGAGCGGCGGCTGGCCGAGGCAAGGGTGGCGCGCGACCGGCTGGCCTTCAGCCTGCCACCGTCGCAACGGGCGCTCGGCGCGGGCGACATGGTGGCGCTGGAGGACGGCTCCACCTGGCGCATCGACACGGTGACGGACCGGGGCACGCGCGACATCGAGGCGGTGCGCGTCGAGCCGAGTTCGGACGAGCCCTCGGATGCCGCGGTGGAGACGCCGGCCGTGCGGCGCTTCCTGCCGCCCCTGCCCGTGGAACCGATCTTCCTCGACCTGCCGCTCCTGACCGGGGCGGAGGTCGAGCACGCTCCGCATCTGGCGGTTGCGGCAACGCCGTGGCCGGGCTCGGTCGCGGTCTATTCGGCCGCGGGCACGGATGGCTATACGCTCAACCGGATCGTCGACCGTGGGGCCGTGGCCGGCAGGCTCCTGACGCCGCTGCGGGCGGCCGCACCGGGCCTTTGGGATCGCGGGCCTGCATTCCGGGTGCAGATCGCCGGCGGCGCGCTCTCTTCGGCGGAGGGCGCCGCAGTCCTGAACGGCGCAAATGCGGCGGCCATCGGGGCAGGCGACGGCGCGGGCTGGGAGGTGATCCAGTTCCGCGAGGCGCGGCTGGTCGCGCCCGATGTCTGGGAGATTTCGCTCAGGCTGCGCGGCCAGGCGGGCAGCGATGCCGACATGCCGCCCGAATGGCCCGCGGGCAGCCTGTTTGTGCTGCTCGACGGGGCGGTTGGGCAGGTTTCGCTTCCCGCCTCGGCGCGGGGTCTTTTGCGCAACTGGCGCATCGGTCCGGCGCGTCGGTCGCTCGATGACCCAAGCTACGTGGAACGCAGCCTTGCCTTTCCGGGCATCGGGTTGCGGCCGCTTCGGCCCGCGCATCTGCGCGCCGCGCCGGCCGGCGGGGATCTGTCGGTGAGCTGGATCCGCCGCGGCCGGATCGACGCCGACAGCTGGGAGGGGCTGGATGTGCCGCTTGGCGAGGCGGCGGAGCTTTACCATCTGCGCATCGCCGATGCCGCCGGGCTGAAGCGCCAGGCGACCCTGAGCGCGCCGGCCTTCACCTATACCGCCGCGATGCGGGCCGCCGACGCGCCCGCGACACCATTTGCCATCGAAGTCGCCCAGCTTTCCGACCGGTTCGGGCCGGGCCCCTACGCAAGGATCGAGATCAATGACTGAGACCGCGAACCTCGCCCTGCCGCTGGTCGACCCCGCGCAGGCGCAGAAACATGTCACTGTGAACGAGGCCTTCGCGCGGCTCGACGGGCTCACGCAGCTGTGCCTCGAATCGGTCAGCCTGGCCGTGCCGCCTCTGGCCGCGGCCGAGGGCGCGAGTTTCGGCGTGCCGGAGGGTGCGGTCGACGCATGGGCTGGCCGGGCGGGGCACGTGGCCGTGCGCCTTGCCGGAGGCTGGGTCTTTGTGGCGGCGCGGCGCGGCTGGCGGGCGATGGTGCTCGATTCCGGGCAGATGGCCGTCTTCGACGGGACCGGCTGGCGCGCGGGCGCGATGACGCTGAGCCCGGGGGGCGCGTCGCTGGCGATGCGGGCGCTGGAGATGGATGTGAGCCTGACGGCCGGAACGAGCGTCATCGCTGCGCTCGCCTTCCCCGAGCGCGCGATTGCCTTCGGCGTGACGGGCCGCGTGATCGAGGCGATCACCGGGACGGCAGGCGCGTGGTCGCTCGGCGTTGCGGGCGAGACCGCGCGCTATGGATCGGGGCTGGGACTGGCGCTGAATTCCTGGGTGAACGGCCCGGGCGCGCCGCAGGTCGCATGGTCGGAGACACCGCTTGTACTCACGGCAGAGGGCGGCGACTTCGCGGGCGGAACGGTGCGGCTCGTGGCCCATTACGCAGAACTGTCGCTGCCCGACGCGGTCTGAGCGAACGGCAGGAGCGGCAGTGCGAGGGCGTTTTGCACGAAAGTGATGGGCGGTCGGATGGACCTCGGGCCGGCGTCGGGCTATGTACAATGGCACCGAAACACCGAACAAGGTCCGCGTCATGGCCCGCACGCAATCGCGCATCACCGAGTTGGATCCCGTCTGGCGGCGGATCAGCGAAGAAGCCACCGAGGCGGTGGCCGGCGAACCGCTTCTGGGCGGCATGCTGCATTCCTGTGTGCTGCACCACGCCGATCTCGAAAGCGCGCTGGCCTATCGCCTGGCGCAGAAACTGTCCTCGGGCGAGATGTCCGAGCAGATCCTGCGCGAGATCGCCGACGAGGCCTATGCGTCGCAACCGGACCTCGGCACGGCGGCGCGGGCCGATATCGTCGCCGTCTATGACCGCGATCCTGCCTGCCACCGCCTGCTTCAGCCGCTCATGTATTTCAAGGGTTTCCAGGCGGTGCAGGCCTACCGCGTCGGCCACTGGCTGTGGGGGGAGGGGCGCTTCGATCTGTCCTATTTCATCCAGATGCGGGTCTCGGAGGTCTTTGGCATCGACATCCACCCCGCGGCCCGGATCGGCAGGGGGATCATGATCGACCACGCCCATTCCATCGTGATCGGTGAAACGGCGGTTGTGGGCGACAACGTCTCGATGCTGCATTCGGTCACTCTGGGCGGCACCGGCAAGGAGACCGAGGATCGCCATCCCAAGATCGGCGACGGTGTCCTGATCGGGGCGGGCGCGAAGGTGCTCGGCAACATTCGCGTGGGCCATTGCAGCAGGATCGCCGCAGGGTCTGTGGTGCTCGAGGACGTTCCGCCCTGCAAGACGGTCGCGGGCGTTCCGGCGCGGATCGTGGGCGAGGCGGGTTGCGACCAGCCCTCGATGAGCATGGATCACCTTCTGCCCAACGCGGGCACGGCGGCGAGAGAAACCTGACGCTTTCCGATCGTCATCCGACGAAACGGCGCCTTCGGGCGCCGTTTTCGTTTGTTCAGGGGTGCTCGTGGTCGAGCAGGACTTCGCCCCTCGCGATCTGGCCGATGAAACCGCAAGGATCGTCGCGCGGTAACAGGTGCAGCCAGGCGCGGTGGGCGAAAAGATCCGGCGCCATCATCAGCATGATCCCGCTCAGCATGTCGCGCGAGACCGGGCCCCCGTGATCCGTCGCCTCCTCGAAGGCGATGCGGTCGGCCTCGGGCAGACAGCGAACCTGCATAATGTAGGCGATGTAGTCCAGCCCGATGGGGCAGGCATCGAACGGGCAGGGCATGTCATCGAGCGCGGCATGGACAAGCTCGTGGCGAATGACGCTTTCGAAGAAGGCGTCGTCCGAGACGGGCGCAAAGGCCGGCGCCTGCCCGTCCGCCCGCAAGGCCGCGTAGGCGCCGGGCGCGAGGATCTCGACCCGGCCCTGTCCGCAATGATAGAGGCCGAGGCGCTGGTCCCGGAGTTCGGGGGCGACGGCGATGGTCACCGGGGCGGGCACCGTGAGGGAGCGGGTGGCAAGCTTCTCCGTGACGCGGGACGCGAGACGACAG